TAACCAGAACCATTTGTAACAATATATACTTTTCCAGCTGTAGGAGTCGCAATTGCATTAACCGCTTGATCTGCATTAGAACAACTAACGATAGTAGTAGCTAATTCCCCAGCAGACAATTCCCAATCAGCGTGACCACTACTGTAATTGTGTACAGAAGACACGCCAAGTGTTAAGTCAGGCGAATTTATTACAGGAGATGTTAACGTTTTATTTGTTAATGTTTGTGCAGCATCAAGAACAACAAATGTATCACTTGCAGCATCAGGCAAAGTCATTAATTTTGTCTTGCCTGCATCCTGATATATACTTGCAACCACAGGAGTAGTTAATGTTTTATTTGTCAATGTCTGTGCAGCAGCAAGAACAACAAACGTATCACTTGAAACATTTGGGACAGTCATTAATTTTGTTTTTCCTGCATCTTGATACATACTTGCAACTACAGGAGTAGTTAATGTTTTCAATGTTAATGTTTGGGCCGTATCTTTCATTACAAACTCATCAGCTGCATCTCCTATATCTGGAATTGTAACAGTTGCAGCCGCATTTGTTTGATCTTCACTTGTAACAGTAACTCCGTCACCAGTATCATCTATCAAAGGTTCTGTTAATTTCTTATTTGTTAATGTTTCAGCTCCAGTAATACTTGCAAATCCAGTAATACTTGCAACTACTTCATTTATAGCAGATACTAGATTACTTTTTTCAGTAGTGCCAAGGCTGCTTAATGTTCCTACATTAGTTCCAATACTAGTAAGAGCAGATACAAGTTCATTAATTGCAGCTACGATATTATTTGTAGCTGTAGTTTCAAGATTATTAAGACTTCCAACCTTAACATCAGTTGCAAGTTTTGCATCTGTAATAAGTCCATCTCCTACGCTTCCAACACTAACAGCCCTTGAATTAGAGCCATCATGATTATGACCTGTAGAAGTTTCATATAAGGTTAAAAATAGTTTTCTCAACTTTGGATTTAGACAATATTCATAAATAGTGTCTCTTAGATTAGTTTCAGCCATTAAAAAAAGCTCCTTTCATTATTAAAAACGATAAAGAAACTGTTTTATAATCACTAGATTTCAGAATTTTCGCTTTATTATTTCTAAATCTCAGTAGTATAATACATTCGTTCCATAAGATTTATTATATTTATTTTAATACAAATACTTTAACAATTGCAAGTATTCCAGATAATACCGCCGTAGCTAAACCGCTTAAAGCAACTATTTGTTTAGTAGATAGATTAATATGTCTACCTTCTTCTATAATTACTCTTTTTTTTTCACATTCTTCCTTATTAACCATATTAGATTTAATAGATTGTACATCTTTACTTAAATCTAATATATTTTTTCTGACTTCTTGAACGTCTATTTTTAAATCTTTTAATATGTCAACTAAGATGTCGATATTATCCATTGCAATTCCTCCAATGCCAGCCAGAAATACAAGCCCACATGTTGGAACTCATCAAAATCAATCATGAAGGCTGTATCGCTGGAAATCTATTTAAATTAAGTCGACTTAAGCAGCTAATAAGCCAGTGATTTTTCCATGGTTTTCCTCTGCACCATAGTTAAAACCAAGTTGAGCATATACTTGTCTTGCATAAGATGCTCCGTCAGTAATTTTATCCTCAACAATAACTACTTTTCCACGAACTGGACAACATGTAAGTCTACAAGTTGACATTTCAACAAAATCTATTTCAGTTGTCGTAACGTTTGGATCATATAGCAATGTAAATTCACCAAAAGAAGTCATTATCCTAGTAATTTGAGAACCTCCAACATTTCTATCCATTGGAACATTTTCATACAAACTACCAATACGTTGTTTTTGGAATGAATTACAAACGGCTACAAGATTTTGAATTACAGCACCAGCATCAACCATTTTTTTAAGCAGTGCATCTATCATACTTGTAGTTAAATATGCAGAACCACCAGCAATAGTATTTGTAACAATTGCTTCGGAAATTCCTCTCATTTTAGCAGCTTGAGAACCAGCCGTAGCACCTTGATAAGAACCATTTAAAATACTTGCATCCAAATCAGATGCAAACTTTTTAAATCTTGTAGATAATTGAAAGTCTAACTCGTCGGTAACTGGATTTCCAGGAATGCCGAATCCAATACCAGGAGCTTGCCCATCTATATTATGAGATGACGGCGTTCCAAACATAATTGTGCCGGTAGTACTAAGTTTTTTGTATGAAACTTCCGCTTTGTACATAAAGATTTGATTTGTTTGAATATCATTTCCCCTACTTATTGTTTCTGGATCAACTCCAGTAACAGAGTCATCTTCCGATATTTCTGGCTGTGTCCCTGCTCCAGTATCGTAAGATTGAATCAAAGGATATTCAAAACTATTTGTAAGAGATAAAACACTTGGATTAATTGATCCATCTTCGATTGGATTTCCAATCATATTTAAAAATTGAGTTTTTCTATTTCCAGATGCAAAAAGCATTCCTAAATAGTTAAGGTCTTCGGATTCTGTATATCCTACACTCATCTATATCACTCCTATTTTTGTTCCCCCTCAATTGATTTAATTTGACGCATTAATTGAATTTGCTTTAATACATTTCCATTCTTACCCGCTTCCTCATAGCTCTTAATTAAATTAGCTTTTTGATCTGCTGGTGGAACTGTATTTCCAGCTGGAGGAGTTTGGCCTGTCACTCTTGACGGTTCAAACAACTCTTTATAACTCTCTTTGAGAGGGTTTAATATTTTTTCATGATTTACGATTGTATTGTCCGCAACAATTACATCGTCTAAATTTATAGCATTAAGCAATAAATCTATATGCTTAGCTTTTTCGTTACTAAGCAAATTTGTTATCAAATATTTCTTTGTAGTTTCTTCAATACGCTTATTATATGTAGTTTCTTGAGCTTTCATATCATTTTTAAACTGCAATTCTTGCTTTGCTAACTGTGCCTTCATCTCGTCATCAGTTACCATTGCAGAAATGCCCTTAAGTTGTTTTTGGTATTCTAAAACCTGTTCTTTCAAAATCTTAACTTCATCATTTTTTTGGTTAAATACATGTTTTGGCATTATTTTTGTAGGGTCATTTTGAATATACTCTGTCTCTCCTAGACATTCCTTAAGTATTTTTAACGCACCCGTAGACTCCAATGTATTATATTTTTCATCACCAAGTAGCCTTCTTAACCATTCCATATTTAATTTCCCTCCGAATCCATTTATAGTCAGGATGACTAAAATTTATTTTATAGTGTTTTATCACTAGAATTTATTTAGAAAATTGATTCATTTTTATTAGAATCAAAATTATTATTATTACTTTCTTCATTTTTTGAATTTTCTTCGTTAATTTTTTTAATTTCATCCTCATAATCATCAACTAGAGGATGGTTTTTCACAATTGTTTCTTGAGATATCATTCCTTGGCTTGCAACTAATGAATCAATTATTTCAGCTTCATTAATCAATTGACTCTTATTTACTATTATATTTGTTTTTGTAAGATCGTCAATAGGTAAGCCATTCATAGCTTTATATTCGTTTGAAAAATAGAGCATATCTTTTATATATCGTTTTATTTCTTTTATGAATTTATTTGCTTTTATGTCAAGATTTGTGAAGTATGCTTTTATAGTTACATTTGTCAAATCTCCGCCAGATAACTTCTCGGTATCAACAGCATGAGCCATATTAAATATATTTTTTCTCAATATCTCTAAATATTGAATTCGTGCCTGACTTGGAATTTCATTTGTCAAAACTTCAAAATCTCCATTTTCATCAACATTTACAACTTTATATTTTTTTAGAAAATCCAAAAAATCTGATATTGCAGTATCATCCCTTAAAGTTTCAGAATAATTTTTTAGCTTATATATTACATCCTGAAAATCTATAAAGTTATTACTAAAGTCAGATAAATTCAAATCATAAGAATCTATCAAATCTTTTATATTATCTAAGTCAGTCATTTCGTATTGATTGTTTAACATTCTTACAAATGGTATTTTACCCCAGCTAACACCGTTATCTAAATGGCTTGTAGTTTCAAGTAATATATATTTACTTCCATCTTGAACGTAAATAGACTTATCAAAGTCAGTCCAATATTCAGCATAATTAAATTTATCTTGAGTATATGTTCTAATTAAACCAATCAAATTTTTTTCAATTGTGCCATCATAAATATCAATTATAGTTTCAGATTCAACCTTTTTTTGTCTAAAATTACCATCTTTGTCAATCCAAACAAAACACCACGCTTTAGATTTTTGAGATGCTTCCTCGGCAATATGGTCTATTTCGTCGTTAATATCAAATGGAAGATCATTTACACCTTCGATTATTACATCTTTACCTACACAATAATGTACTTTTTGATCGATTATAATTTTAAGGAAATCATTTGGTATTTTTTCATTGGCCCTAAAT